CGATGATGGATGATGATAGATTACTGACGCAAATATCGCCGTGTACCTTATCAAAAGCCACCCAAGCTGCGTGACCGCCGGGGTTAAGAACCGTGGAGTACCCTGCTAGTTGCTGGACGTACCCAAACGGATCGTCGTCTAGGACAGCGTTCTCTTTGAACTTCTTGTATCCGTATGGCGAAGCTGACTTAACATCAACCACAACATCGTCAATAACGGCGTCAATGTGTCCAAGAACTCCATCAACTTCGATCTCCTCTTGCAACCGTTCGACCTTGTGGCCCGACTCTTTGGCAAGGAAAAGGACAAGTAATTCAATTACATCGCCGTACAGAAACTTAAAGTACGTCTTTGCGTTGAGGTCTTCCTTTCCACCTTTTGAGTTGGCAGTGTACCAAATCTGACGGTCGGGGCGACCTAGAGACGAGAAGCGAAGAGGGTTGTCTACCTTTTCCCGTTCCTTTAGCCGAGTGCGAAGAATGTCCTTTAGATTATCAGCAATCCAGTCAAGGTTCTCTTCGTCCGGTTCGTGCGTTACGTTAGGGTCGAATAGCCCAAGTATGTCTTCTGGAAGTGTTTTAAGCTCAGCCATCTGTTACTTCCCAATCCCACTCGGGATCAATATATTCTCGTTTGTCAATGATAAAAGCCTTAAAGGCGTTGGAGGAAATTGCTTTCTCGATCTCTTCAGCGTCGGTCGGGTCGTTTACCTCAATATCCGCTTTGCCGGTTTCAGTTACCGTAGAAAGTCTTGTGAAAGATATGCGTATCTTTTTCATTAGTGTCCTTGTGGCGGTAGTCCGGGAATTGCACCCGGCTCTCCGAACTACTAAGTCGGGCATCGCTACTATGCTTACTACTCACAATTAAAATGGACGACAGTAACCCAAAGAAGGGCTGATACTTCGACCGCGCTGCCGTAAGCCACGGACGAGAGACGACTAGATGTTACCTATTAGAAAGCAGTGCCGCTGTCGTTTCGAAGATTAATCATTAAGTCTTCCTTTTGCAACGGGACTATTGTCCCCTGTACGAGATTTACAATATTCAATAAAGCCCGGAGCGTTCAAATTTTCTTTTTGAGTACCCCATTTTAGGTTGTCTTTATTGTTATTGGTCCCGTTTTCATCTTTGTGAATTACTACCGCTGTCAGGAATGGACGAGGACCATGGAAAGCTTCGCATACTAGTTGATGGACTTTAAGATTACCATAAAATCTATTACTAATATTCATATACATATGCTTAGCAGTTTTACAAGATTTAGTTTTATAACCATAAGTAGGCTTAGTTACGTACTTTCTTGTTCCACCGTTCGGCATACTTGCTTCACGATCTGGTAGTTTTACCCGGCCTGAGCTACTGACTAAAATGTCAGGATAGCTTAGACTTGGTATCCATTCCTCATTCAAAAGGGATTTCGTCGTCTTCGCTAGGAGTATTCGAGAGGTCCGGGTCTTGCGCTTGGGTGCCACGCAGAGCAGTAACATCTCGTTGCTTTCGTTCTTCAGCCTTGGTAGCTTCCTCGTAGAACTCGTCGTTCTTATCAAGAGGCTCAAAGGCTGTCTTGTTGTAAGGTACAAGGTCAAGAACACGAACATCAGAAATGTACATGCCCTTAGGCTTGCCCTTGCCGTAGTCAACGACAGTAAACTTTACGTCTACCGTAGAGCCATTACCAATCAGTTCGTCTTCAGGCCACTTATTACCAGCAGCATCTACGACAGTGATCGGACGATTAGGCTCACCGTTGGGCCGAAGCTCTCGCTGGCGGAACGTAAGGAACGGACGACCGTCAAGGTAGTTATCTTTAGTCTTGATCTTGTTGTCGATACCGAGAGCCTTAAGCTCCTTCTTGGTGTCGTCAGTAATCTCAAGGTCCATCTTCCACTCCTTACCGTCACCAGTGTAGTTAAGTACAGGATCACCAAGGATTTTAGCAAACGAACTCTTGCCGCGAATTACTTCAGTAGTACGATTATCACTCATATTATTACTATTTATACTCTTATATATTTATTACAATTTATAGGGCCCTATACCCTATACCAGCATTATACCAATTTTATTGGTGTTTGTCAAGTGTTAATTTCGATTGTTATCGGTTTCCAATTAGGATTTTCTCTAGGATACCCCCTAGGGTTACACACAACCCTCACATTTTCCACAACTTTATCTTGAGGAGCGTGAGTGTGGCCGTGACACCAAACGTGAATTTGCTCAGAAAATTCTTGCATTAGCTCTCGCATATAAGGATTATAGTAGTAATAATTACTATATTCCCCTTCGAAACGAGGGTCAAGAGTTTCTTGGCAAGGGGCCGTGTGTGTTACAACGATGCCTCTTTTACCTCGGTTACGCCACAAAGCAAGTCTTTCGCCAATAAACCTAGCGTGACCTTTAGCCAGACTGTTAACTGTCACTGCTGACAAAGCCCCATAACGACCATCGTTCATGTACCTGAGCCAGTGACTTTCGACAGGAACAGTGTACCAACCGTTCTTTAAGACAATTGGAACTCCTTCTATTTCATTGTCGTGAGGGTTTTCTTTCGCAAAGGAATTTTCGGTTTCAATCCATTCTCTCCCTGATCTGAGATTGCTATAGTGCTCGTGGTTTCCGTCTACAGCGAATACATCGTGACCTTTTCTCCTTAGCTTATTAAGCCATTTAAGACCTATAAGACCATTACCACAGTCCCCTGCAACCACTACATTCTTTTCTAAAAGCTCGTAGGGAGTTTTAAGTTGGGGGTGGTCAAGGTGCATATCACTTACTAGACTAAATTTCATTTTCGGTCAACCCTAAAAAATCTTACAAGGTGATCTCCTTCTCCGTGTGCAAAGTCTGCAACTTGTTTCTTAGAGCTGAACCCTTTATCCATTTTAGAGCCATCTGAGTAGACAAACCTGTAGATCAATGTGTTTGAGCCCATGTCAAACCTACTTTACTATCGCATTGAATAGGAAGGCGGTAGTCAAAGAACTTGCCGCTAGCGCCGAAGCTCTCCGGGTAAACATCGTCAGTGAGTTCTTCAACGTGGTCTTTGAATACGTCTGATTGCCATTCATCGTGTATGTCTCCTACTTTAATGACATCAAGTTTGCGTCGATGGATTTGTTCCGCTGTGAGTATAGCGGCTTTCTTCATTATGCGGCTTTCATCCCCTTGAAGGAGATACCCAAGTCTTGTATGTGGGTGCTCAACTGCGAGGGGAGTCCCGTCGCAAAGTCTAATGCGGCCAGTTCGTTCCACCTGTCGTTCAAGGTCATCGAGTAGATCAGACAGTCCCGGAAAGTTAGCGACAAATCGTTTCTTAATCTCTCTGCCGTCTCTTGTCGAGCCGCCAATGATCTCCCCGACTTTTGCGTCTCCTGCTCCCAAGAGGAAAGCATATATGAAAGTTTTTGCAATAGGTCGAGTTCTAAATCCTCCAACTTCTTGGTTGTAAGAGTGTGGGTCGCCTTCAAGGACAGCCTCCGTAAATTTAGGGTTATTGAGATAGTGTGCTAGGACGCGGAGCTGAATGCCCTTAGCGTCAACACCAACCAAGCGCCGATCAGCAGAGCGGACACCCCACAGGTCACGAGCCTCGTATGTGTAGGCCCCCTGTTCCTTAAGTAAGGGCTCATCTCTATCGTTGAGGCGCACAGCAGGGATATTAGCAGTGTTGGGATTAGAGTGACGATAGCGCAAAGTGTTAGCAATCCATAGACTGCCGTGGATACAACCAGTGTCATCATTGTAAGCCTCCATCCATGTGTTAATCATGTTTGCACGAGAATTGGTTTCAATCCACTGTGCGATGAGTTTAGGTTCCTCAAGTCCAGAAGACTCGACGAACTCTTGAAGAGACGGGGTGAGCTTGCCCTTGTTGGTCGGCTTAGGATTGCCGGTAGGGGTAAACTCACGGGGAACCCAACCTACTTCAAGGAGTTTCTCAATTCGTTGATTTGGGCTTCCAATATGGAACTCAACAAAGTCAAAAGCCGTGTAGGTTTCTTTGTCTTTGCTAACTTCGATCTTCGGATATTTTGCGCTGTGGTTAACAAAGTTTGCGCTTGGCGTTCCATCTTTTTTGTATGGTCGCTTAAACTCTCCGACTGGTTGGAGTTGTGGTGGCCAGTATTCATGGAGCTTGTCCTTTATTTCATTTTCTTTAGCTCGCAAGGTGCAATAGAGAATGTGAGCTTTCTTGTAATCGAAGGCGAAGCCCGCAAGCTTTTGCTTTTGGACCAGTGCCCACGAGTAGTGCTCAATCTCTAGCCCGACTTCAGTGAAGCCAAGGCGGTTCATTCGGCGTACAAGTTCGAGGAAAATCTTACGACACAGACGAGTGTCCTGTAGACAATACTCGATCATCTCATCGGTTAACTTGGAAAAGTCGTTGAACTCTCCCTTCGGGGACCGGAGTCGCTCACCCCATGCTCCCAAGCCGTGTCCGCCTTTAAGGGACGGATTATATAGCTGGCTATAAACAAGGGTGTCCAGCACATCTTGCCGAGAAAAGTTAATACCGACCAAATCCCGTAAGACGGGGAAGTCGTAGCCGATACCGTTGTGTGCGACGAACTTTGCATTATTTTTATGTTTTTCATGTTCAATAAAAGTTTTGAGTTCGGCCATGTCTGTAAAGACACGTTCCTCTCCGGTGTGAATGTTTACTAGACACGCACACCAGACTGTGGTGACACCGGGGTAAAGATCGTCCCCTTCAATGTCAATGGCCCAGTAGTTATCGTCGTATTTTAAGTAGCTCACTCTTTACGAATCTCGCTCCAATCGCCTTTTTGCAAATTCATAAAAGTCTCTTCGGCTTCGAGGAAGATCGGCACGAGGAAGGTTAAGACGTTCTCGCATTTCATCCCAATAAATTTGGGCAACTCTCCAAATGTTTTCTTCAGAGAGATACTCAGGTAGAACGTCAATCTTAGAAGGGTTCGTCATTGAGGGCTCCTCCGCCATCGAATAAATCCATTTGTTCTTGGTCTAGCTCAGTCAATCTGCCTGTTTCGCGATTATACCAAAGGTAACAAGCAGGACCTGTGTAACCGGTGAACCTGTTTTTCTCCACCGTAACTTTAGTGACATTCCTACGCCATTCGTTAGGGTCCGTTTTGTTACGTTCAAGGCGCATGACGATGTTGGCAAGCTGCTCCACGCCTGCTGTTCCTCGTATCTGTCCTTGTCGATTAGTATGGATAACGGCAATAACGCACAAGTCCAGCTCCATTGCCAGCGTTTTAATTTTGGTTGCAATTTCATCTAACTGCTTTCTTTCGTCTCCGGCTTGATCAGATACAACAATACTAAGGTGGTCAAGCACGATATATTTACAACCCAAAGCTGCCATGTGTCGTATCTTAGCAACAACTGCGTCCACAGAATTGCTTCCGAAATGGTCCCAAATGACCACACGATTATTGTCAAGAAGCTCTTCGTAAGCTCGTCGGAGGTCATCCTTGGGCCTATCCACTCCGGGGATATGATAAGGAACACTGTTGTGAATACTAAGTAAGCCCAGAGCAGTATCTCCATTGGGTTCTTCGAGATGAAGGAAACCAACTCCATAGTTTTTCTCCACTACGTCGGGATTGGTGAGCAAAGAGTGCTCAATGGTTTTAAGGATTGATGTTTTACCTACACCAGTATCGGCAGTAACAACGATCATTTCAGACAGACGCAAGCCGTAGGTTAGACGGTTAAGTCCTTCGAACGGATACGGTGCCGTAAAGTGTTCCTTGCGGTCAATGATCTCTTCCCACATGTCCGAGCCGAGCTTGAGCCCATCTGGCTTGTACGTAGGAGCAGACCACCACTCACGCATGAACTGTTCAGTGTCACGCGCTTTCTTGTAGTCGTTGGCGTCCTTGTGCTTGCGGGGGGTCATTATCTTGACTTTGCCAAGCTCGAACCCAAGGCCCGCTACAGCTCGTGCTGCTGCTCGTCCGGGATCATCATTGTCGAAACAAAGGACAACAGTAGGAAAGGAATTGACCCACTCGAAATGTCTCTTGATTTCTTCCGAAGCCGTAGCAGCAGAGTCGACAGAGATAACAGGATACTTAGACCCCATCATTTCATACGCTGCCATGGCGTCGTCTTGACCCTCGACAATCGTCAGGTACTTGGCAGACCCTTTCTCAAAGGCATTCATACCGAACGGAGCCATCTTGGAGAACTCGCCCTCGTAGATGAAGCCTTTGTTCTCTGGTTGTCCAATCTGATGCTTAAGGCGAACCTTGTTGCCGACGTGGTTGCCCTCAGTGTCGAAGCGAGCGTACTTGGCGACGTACTTTGCATCCTCTCCGCCTAGCGTAACACGGTAAGCTTTGAGAGTGTCGCGGGACAGTGCTCGCTCCGGCCAGTCCCGGTACTCGCCAGACGGGGCTGAGAACTTAGTAGAGCTGGCACTCCGAGGGATAGGCTGGGTAGTAGTATTGGTAGTTGGTGGTTCCACGTTTCGGTGTTTCTCCCCACAAGAATGACACTTAGCGTTCTTAGTGTCTAGGAAATAGGTGCAAGCATCAGAAGACTTGCCGCAAGGACAGGGTTGATGAGTAAGTGTGTTAGGATTAGTCAATAGTTAACCTTCTTAATTGGCATCCAAGAGGCAGTTTTCCAAATGCTAGGCGAGGTAGACGAGGTAGGATGATTAACCTTCGGCTTCTTTTCGTCGTTGGGGTTGCCAAGGTACGTAAAGGTTCCTTTGAAGGATTGCTTTTGGTCTACTTCAATCACTTTTCCGTAGGGGACCATTTTGAAACGAGGATACGCAGGAGTTGTCACCCACTGACGGAAGCTCAAAGCTCTAGTGTAGCTTTGCTCCGTTGGAAAGACGTACCGGCCCGTCTTGAGGAAATCGTCCCACACTTCACGGTTCATAGTGATCGAGCCATCTGCTGGATCGTAAGCGATCTGGACAAGCCCATAATCAAAGTCAGCCAGAAGGTCTTCGATAGTGGCTTGAGGGCGTCCGATAACTTGTGTACCAATGTGGTAAGCGTTCTCACCAAAGTCGTCAAAGTTGTAAAAGTTAGTGGTGTTAGCCACATAAAACGGTTCACGAGCCTCACCAGTTTCGGGGCAAGACGAGAAAGCTGATGAACCTTCACCTTCTGGTTTGTCACCACGATCCCAGAACTCACAATGGTCTGGAAGATAGCGGAGTACATTGTCTGCCGAGTCATCACCACCGGAGTTAAGGACAAAGATGTCAAAGTCCTTTGGAATTGTACCAAGGATTGTATCCCTGAGAAACCCTCCTGCTACACAAGCCTGAGGGAGACTAGGGTTCTTTTCTCGTTGCTGAGACAAAAGATTGCCTGCCTGACGAACAAGATTGAACATTCTATCTTTAGGCACTTCCCTAAGGTTGTGTTCTCTTGTATAGGTGTTAATAAATTCATCTAGTGTAAGTTTACTTAAAGCCATATACCTTTACCTATTACTACCCTCGTACCTTACAAGTAATTATACCAAGATTTAAGGGTTTTGTCAAGAACTATTTTTAACATCTGGCACGAAAAATCCACAAGGATTCTTAACTGGACGATTTTGTACAAGATTATCAAAGGCTTCCGAGGTTGATTTTTTACAAGGACCTCTGCGAAGATTCGAACTTCGGGGCCTGTAATTATTCATCGTATTCTTCATCATAATTATCTTCCTCAGTGTCCCCGAACATTTCCCGCTCGTCTCGCTCGACGATTACACGAACTTCATCCTCGTCCAGATGGTCCTCGAACACGTTGGCGATAGCCTCTAGGCAAGTGCCGCAAGGTTCAAACTCGTCGTGGTCGTGGTTGTAAGCGATCTCCGAAGGGTTGAGAGTCGCGTCGCAAATAGCACAGCGCATGTTATCTTAGTCCTCTTTCTTTTAGGATATCGTCCAGAAGCTTCGGACGGAAATCAGTGTGCTCAACACAAGCACAGTAGTAACGAGTGTCTGCAATCGTCTCATTCAACGGATCATAGCTCTCGTCTTTAGGGGTGTCTGACCCATTGACATAAGGCTTCGTTACAACATTAGCGTGAAGGTGGCCATGAATGTTCAGCTCCCACCGAGACAACGAGCCCTCGTGAATGGGAATGTGGCTCATAATAAAACCTTTTTTAACAACGTAACCTCGTACATCATCAAACAGATCGAAGTACTTGCGCATCTTCACTGGTTCGTGGTTGCCGGGGACCAGAACCTTACGGCCTTTCAATCGGCCGACGCTCTCGTGCATGTTACGATTACTGAAAGCAACGTCACCAAGGATGTAGACCTTATCTTTGTCGTCTACTAGCTCGTTGTACCACTCAATCATCTGCTCAGTCATCTCTTCGGCACAATCCCAAGGACGCAGAGGGGAGCCATCTTCTTTAGTGAACTTGCAAATGTTACGGTGGTAAAAGTGAGGGTCACTGTAGACCCATGTCTTACTCATGTTAATATTCTCTTTATAGTATTATAGCAAGCTTAGACTCGGTTGTCAACCGTTGGAACCGAGACAACGATAGAGTGTACGTTTCGGATAAGGTTAGGGTCTTCCAAGACCTTGGCAGTGCCCGCTATGAA